TCGGATTGTCGTCACGCCTTCCAGTGCGGTTTTCAGCGTCGCCGCGCTTATGTTATAGGCAAGCCCGGTTGCGAATACATCCTTAAACCCAGCGTCAAAATCACCGCTCGTCAGCGGCACGCGAGATGAAATTGTCTGAATCGCATTCGTGCCGAAGGGCTGGGGGATAACGGCATTCTTGAACGGGTCAGAGCCTTTGACTTCAAGCCGCAAGACCTGATTCGCGGTCAGCGTAAGCTCATCGTCGCCGTATGACCAGATGGGCGCGAGCGATTGCAATACCCGCTCGGTTTGTGTCAGGCGGCACTTGCTGATGATGTCGTCAAAGTTCGGTTCATAGGAGAAGAAAACATTTGTGGATTCGCTAAAGGTCGCCTGAGAAGACGTGCAACGTGATTCTGTCGTTCGATAATCCTGATCCTCGAAAACGAAGTAACCAGACGGGCTGATGTAGATTCGCGCAAGCGGCCCTTCGGTCAGCATGAGAGAAACTACGGCGGTCGCCGCATCTTCTTTATCCAGCCACCATTGCTGAAGCGTCATGGTGCCGGTATCAATCACGCGCTCATTGCCTGGCCAGCCAATCGCATCCAGCACGGCATTGATAGCCGCGCCGGTCGTCACGTTCTCAAGTACGCCGGTTGAAACCGACTTCCTGCCCAGCCGTTCAAGCGTATCCAGGCAGCCAAAGGCAACGCTCTTTTGCTCTCTCCCTGGCTGTTGCAAGATTGTCTTTAGGTGGCCAGTGAACAGGGTTCGCGCGGGTGATGCCGTGGTAAGAAAAACCTTTCGCCCCGGCACTACGTTTGGATAGAGCGGACTTGACGTGTACTCGGCTGAGTAGTCTTTACTCTGATTATCCAGCACGAAACCAAGCTCACCCGAAACGGGCGAAGCGAAAACCCGCGTCCCGTCCATGCCGCGCGACCAGGTGACGCCATCCTGATAGCGTATGCGGCTCGTGACATCGGTTCCCGCTGCACCGACGATGCCGGTGCCGGGGAATGCAATCTGAAGTTTTGGCGTCATCGCGCTCATGCGTTGCGCAACCTCGATTGACCGGATTTCAGCGCCGAGTAAACCCAATCTTCCATCTGCGACCTGGAGCCAACTGGCGCATGGAAATGAAAGTGGTTTTCTTGCACGGTCGTGCCGCTTCCGCTGCTCGCGCTGTTGTTTGAGAATGAGCCGAGCGACTGCGCGCCGAATGAACCCGATGCGCTTGCGCCCTGCGGGAACGTCTCGCCGCCGCCGATGCTGCCAAACGTGTCATTGAGCTTGGCAAATGCGCTCATTGCAGCGGCTGCGAATCCGCCGATGCCCTCGCCAAGCTGGACATTGCCAGCCGTGACGATTTCATTAAAGCGCGTTGCGCGCGCGAGGTAATCAAGAGCTTGAACCATCAGGCTATTAAGCCAGTTCAGCCCCTTCGCAAAATCATCTACGGCAGCCTGCCACGACTCCTTCGCAATCGCCGTGTAGCCGCGCACGAGGCCAGATACTTCCATCCAGGCTTTGATAGCGGCGGCAATCGGCAGCACGGCCACGGCGACCGCACCGGCTTTTGATAATCCTTCGGTTGTTAGGTCGGCGGCAAACGCAACCATGCGGGTGACGCCCGCTTTTAATGAGTCGAACAGGTTGTCGAAGTCGGTTTCGGTCGGCACTGGCACATCGACCATCGATTTAATCGTGTCAATGGTCGCTTTCCAGAGGTCGACGCCGGGTGAAACGTTCTCAGAGAAGAAAGCGATTGCTTTAAGCCAGCTCTTGGCGAAGAAATCAGCCAAGCCCCCGATGCGGTCAACGATGCGATGGAGCGCTGAATCGATGATGTCAAATGCGGTATCGGGCACGTCCTTGAGGTCGAGCATGTTCTTCAGGACTTCGATCAGCGGCCCGAACAGGTCAACGCCTGGCGCCAGCCGCTCGCCGAATTTCCGCACGTTCTTCTCAATGGCGTTGCCGAATGAAGCCGCCAGTTCGCCGAGATGGTCAAAGAATATCTTCGCGTCGCCGAACAGAATGCCGATCTGCGCCTCGCCGACCTTGAAATGCGCCCCGACGCCCGGCAGCACCCCGACCAGCTTGCCGACCAGGTCAACGCCGGCGCCCAAGTTTTCAGACGCCGCTTTGATGTTTACGCTTGCGAGCGCTGTCCAGCTCTTGGCTTCAGTAGCTAGGGCAGAGAAGAAGCGGCTAAGGTCTTTGAAAAAGGCTTTGATCGCCGATTGAAGCATAGACGCGGATTGATTCAAGGAGGCCACGGGCCTGCGCGACCGTCGCCAATATCTTTTGTTCGGTATCCTCAAACGCCTGCAAGACGGTCTGCTGGGTCTGTTGGAGCTGCAGTTGCTTCTGTTGCTCGATCTTCGCTTTCTCGGCTTTAGACGGCCCGCCGAATAGGGAGCCGAGTATGCCGCCGATCAGCGAGATGCCGCCGACGATGGCGCCGCCAACCGGCCCGAATGCGAGACCGGCTTGAATGCCTGCGAGGGTGGACGTGAACAGGCTTGAGACGATGCCCATCGTCTTTGAGCCGGTGGCAGCGGTTACGCCGAGGGCCGTGGTGAAGGATGCGGCGGCTCCGGCCATTGCACCGAAGGCGGTTTTGGTCGTGCTGCTCATCTTGCCAGCCGCGCTGCCGATGGTTGATGCTGCGCCGGTCGCGGCGCTTTTTGCTGACCCCCATGCGCCGCTCACCCCCTGCACCGTGCCGGCGATACCGGATTGGGTTTGTTTGAAAATGCCTATGACCTTTGAGAATGCGTCGGAAAGACCATCTGGAATCTGACTGAATATTTTATGCAGGCCGTGCAAGACTGAATCTATCCGACCAACCCAATCCTCGATTGTGCGGACGATGCTATTCAGCTTGCCCGGTATGGCGTCAAGGATTTGCAGGACACCGCCGATTTGCTTCTTCGTGGCCGCTGATACTTTACTGAAAACTTCTTCCCAGATGCCCGGCAATTGGATTGCGGCGCGCTTGTGGGCTTCGATGGCGGCTTCAACGTCTTGCTGATTCGCCGTCTTGAATGTATCCAGACTGCGCACGCCGTTTTCAACGTAGCTTTCTAGTTCTTGCCCGGTCTTGCCTAGCTGAGTCCCCAGGCGCTCAAAATCAGAGATGACGCTATCTATAGTTGAACGAATATCTAATTTCGTTTTGAGGTCGGAATATATAGAGCTTCGGTCAAGTGAAAGTTTCAAATCCTCAAGCGCAGCCTTCGGCCTGCCAAGTTGGAATATCAACTGGTCAAACGCAGGTTTGACGACGGCTTGAATATCTGGCGTCAATTCCTTAAATGCTTCCGTTGCGAGGCGTGCCGTTTCTTTTGCCCCGATGCCCTGCTCTTTGCGGACATTTTCCCACATGGAAACAAACGCATCGGCAACCTTTTCGCCCTGCGCTGCGATGCCTTGCCGCAAATCCTCAAACATCTTTTTGCCGAGCGCGTCATTAAGACCACTGGCCACGCCCTTCGCCGATTCAACCGCGATATTCGTAGTTTTGAGGATGATCTGATTGCGCTCATTCAGCGTGGCTTGCAGGAGGCTGTTATTATCCGCCAACCCCTTATTGATACCGTCAGCAAGAATCGCACGGCTGGCATTATCTTTAATGACATCGACCGTGTCTCTGCCGGTTTGTTCGATTACAATGACGCCATCTTTCAGAACCGCTTTCAGCGCCTCGCCATGTGCGCGGTAGTCGGCGTTTAATTGAATCAGGGTTGAAACCTGATCCTCACGCGCTTGCTTTAAGGCTCCTGCCGGTTCACCCAATGCCCGTATGACCGCTTTAGGGAAAACGGCCATCTGTTCGGCGGTCGTAGTGATTCCTGCACCGAAGGATGCGAAATATTCATTGATTCCAGATACAACGGATTTGAGCGCGGCGGCGGTCTCTTGTGCGCCTGCCTTTGCTTTCTTCCCTACACGATCAAACAATCCAGCGAGGTCTGCCGATAACACCTTATCAAGTGCGGCGCTAAAACCCTCAGAACCTTCCTTGAAGCCATCGAGTAGGGCTTTGCCGGTCTCTTTACCTGCCCCACCTGCGGCTTTCTTCATGTTCGGAATGGCGGCGGTCGTTGCCTTTTTGAAGCTCTCCTCCATCACCTGTTGCTGACCTTCAGGTGATAGAAACGGCCCCATCGGAGCATCGTCTAGTTCCTGCTTTGCCTTCCTGGCGGCATCTCCAACTGCGTTCCAGGTGTTGCTAATCAGCGCACCGATACTGCCCGCTTTTATAGCCTGGTCTACCAGCGACCCCACAGCCCACACCGCAGCGGCGGCAAGCGCAAACCAACCGGCGCGCGCCGCGAATAGGCCGATATTCATATTGGTCATCGCGCCCATAATTGAGCCGGTTGCGCTGACCACCTTTCCCGCAATGATGAGGAAGGGAGCCGCCGCGCCAGCTAGTAGCACGAACCCGCCAACTACCTTTTGCATGGTCGGTGAAAGGGTAGAAAACCATTCAGCGGCAGACTTCAGCGCGCCAACCAGCCCATCGAGTAGCGGCTTAAGGTCGCGCAGAACCTTCGTCATGGCGACACCCAAAGGCTGTAACGCAAGCGCGGTTTGATTCTTTAGAACCTCCATCGAATTGCCAAAGGTTGAAGTTTCATTGGCTACGTTGTTAATGGTTTCTTTGTTGTTTTTGAGCGACGCCATGAACTCATCGATATTCAGCTTTCCGGCCTTGATTGCGTCACCCATGCCGAGAGCAGAGCGGCCAAAGAAATCAACGGCGATAGCGTTCGCTTTTCCAGCGTCACCCGTTCCTTTAATTTTCTCTATGACCGCGTTTAATACCTCAGTCGGGTCATTCCCTTTGTCTTTAATCTTACGCAAGGCAATGGCGAAGCCTTGCATGATGTTTGTGGCTGATAAACCGCTCTTATCCAACTGCCCAATTAAGGCAGCGCTTTGTTCAAAGCTGATTCCGGCAGCTCGAGCCGTTGCGCCGGTCTCACCAACCTGCTGCGCGAGGGTCGTTACACTAACGCCGGTTGATTGGCTGACCTTGAACAGAAAATCCAACGCGCCGGACATCTCACCTGTGGACAAATGCCAATTCTGAAACGCATGGCTGGTCGCTTCGATTTGCGGCTTTAATGCTTCTCCGGTTATGCGCGCAAGGTTGAGATTTTGAACCGCGAGATTTTGCAGGGTTGCGCCCGTCGCGTCGGTTATGTCGTTAAGCGTGCCGATAGCAAGCGCCACATCTTTAGCCGATGCGGGAATGGATGAGAAGACATCACGAAAGATTTGCTGGAACCCTTTTAACTCCTCACCTGTTGCGCCTGTACCGACTCGCAAATCGCGCAGCGCGGCGTTGACTTCAGATGCCGCATCAAGCGCGAAAGTCCCAAGCGACTTGAAGACATCCGAGACGGGAGTTAAAGAACTGCCAAAGCCAGATAAGTTTCTACCGGCATCATTCATTGACGATGCCAGTCCTTTGAGCGTCGACGTAGCATCCGCCGCGCCCGCCTTGAAAGACGAGGCATCGAGCTTAAGGTGGGCTAAGAGCGTTCCTATACTTGTAGACAATTTGATTTCACGAATTGTTAGGGATAGAGTTGCGAGCTAGAGAGGTCTCAGAATGCCTAATGTTACTTGTCCGAGTTGCAAAGCGACCGTTGCCGCCGGGCGCTTCTGTGCGAGTTGCGCGGGGCCGCTTCCGATTGACCCGCCGCCAGCGCGTAAATCACAGGTAAAATCTACCGTCCTGCTTTTGCTTGTTCTTTTGGTTGGGGCCGCAATCTTTTTATATGTAGCCACTCGCACGAACTTCTATGGCCTTGGCTCAATTGGCTCGTCATCAAACGCGACGCCAACGCCAAGCACGGAAATCACGCTTGCCAAATACAATCGGCTTACTGACGGCATGAGCTATTCACAGGTTGTCGCCATTCTAGGCAAGAATGGAGTGCAAATCGGTAGTAATAATATCGCGGGGTTCAAAACCGTGATGTATCAATGGGATGATGGCTACTTAGGCAACATGAATGTAACGCTCCAAAATGACAAGCTGGTTTCAAAGGCGCAGTTTGGATTGAAGTAGCCGTATCAGTTGGAGATCATGAGAGCGAGCCTACCGAAGTAGACCCCTATGGATGATTTGAGAGATGCCCGTCGACAATGCGAAGTAGCGCGTTCAGCATCTCGCGCGTTTCTTTACCTTCTGCGACCAGCGTTTTAATCTGCCTGCTGTTCATCCGCGCCACTTTAACCAGGTCAGCGGACGCCTTTAGTATCCCATCGATCTCTTTGGCCTGCCGCGTCTGCGTCTCTTCCATCTTGTTTTGGCGCTCGTCAAATCGCGCTTGATTCTCAACCATTGTCGCCATCGTCGCACCTTTCTTTGCGGCTTTCGCTGGGCGACCGGGCTTTCGCTCGGAAACAGCGGCAAGGTCGCGCTCTTCTATTAAATAAATCTGCCCTTTCTTTTGTGCTTTAAGGCGTCCCGATTTAATCAGCGCATTGACGCGCCAGCGCGTTACACCAAGCCGCTCCGCCGCCTCGGAAGTGGTGAGAGTATTCATGTAGCATACTATACGCGCGTGTATATAAAATAATCAACTCTAATCTTATTCGCGCGCGTCTTCATCATGCGCGTATCGAGCAGGTCGACCGGCGTCGAGTCATCATCCGCGACAAGGCAACCTGTTATATGTGCAACCGCAAATTGGGGCGCACGGAGATTGTCCTTGACCACGTAATCCCGCTCAGTCGTGGCGGGCCGCATTGTGAAAGCAATCTCCGTGTGGCCTGCCCCCCCGTGCAACCTTCGCAAAGGCGACAAGCTACCATGTGAATGCGAATGGCTGAATCCGTCTAACGGGACATTGGTTATCAGGATTTAATCATCATCCTCATCCCCGCCCAAATGAAACGTCATCGCGCCTTTGCCGCCCTGCTTTGATTGCAGCACCTCGACTTCGCCAATGACTTTCCGCGCCATTAAAATTCGCTCAGTCCATTCCCGCCCATCGTCGGTCGTTTCCAGCCATTCCAGGCTGACCGCGCCTTCCATGTATTTGGCGGCTACCAGGCACGGGAACCACTCAGGCGGCGTGACGGGCTGCGGCCCGGCAGCAGTCAGGATGACTCCACCGGGCGCGAGCAGGTACTTCTTTAGCCTTACTTCCTCCGCAGCTTTTTTGCGTTCAGGTACTCGTAGCCCTTGATGAGGATGTCGGTAAGCAAAGCGGGCGGGACGTTGGCATCTTTGAGGCCCTCGTGGGTCAGGGGGATAACGGGGAAACGCGGCGAACTGTCGGAGTGGGTCAAGGGCGCGTCGCCCTCGGTCAACTGCGGCTTCTGGTCGTCCTCGAAGTCCCATTCTTGAATGGTTTCGATAAACCTTCCATGCACGAGCGCGCCGATCACTTCATCGTCTTCGGTTTCTTCAAGCTGCTTGGAGAAAGCCCGCGCCTCAGCCTCGCCCTGCGAATAGGGGGTCATCTGAAGTTTGATTACGTCGCCGTCGCCGAAGTCGACGAGCGCGTCAACAACCTTTTTCTTGAGTTTTGATAGTGTTGCCATCCGGATTTGTCCTCTCTGTGGTCTGTGGGGCTAAAAGCCCGGTGAAGGGAAGTCGCGCGCCCGAAAGCCTTAGCGATTGCCGAGGCTTTAGGGCGCCACGTTGGGCTGTCAGCCCGTGTTAGTTAGTGCCGAGCGTCACGTCGCCTGTAACCTGTAGCTCTGCCGTGTAGCGACCGGCAGCGCCGAGATTGTCGCTGAGGCTGAAGCCTGTGCAGAAGCACTCACCGCTCCATTTGTCGGAACCGCCGGCGGTGCCCTGGGGCGAAAACTCAAAGGTCTTCGTCGTGCCTGAGTTGCCTAAGGAGTTGTTGAGTATGGCCATGAAGGCCGGGTCATAGGGCCCTTCGAGTGAGATCGTGCAATCCTTCAAGCCGCCCACGTAGGTCTTGGACGACAGGCTGAGAACGGACGTCTCGGCGGTGTCCGCTTTCGGCGTGAATGTTACAGATGAAATGTAGGCGGTATACGCCGTAAGCGCCGCCGAATTGTTGTCTAATTTAAAGACAGCTGATTTGCCATGTCCGAAACCCATAAGAAGCCTCCTGGTGTAATGACCTCAAGGGTTCTCGGTTGAGTTGAAGAGTTAGAGTCGGAAAACCTTTTGATTCGCCGATTGATAATCGTCCAAGATGGCGGGCGCGCGCGGATCCGTTACCTGGACGTAGTTCGCGCACCGGCACTTGACGATGATGGTTGCCGAGAAGGGATCGGGCACGGCCTCGAAGAGAAACTTGTTGCACTCCGGGCAGCGCACCGCGATCATTTTTGGTTTAGCTTGCACGGGGTGTCCTTCCAAAGCCGACAACGAAGGTTGCGCTTGTGAATGTACCTGTCCACGCACAGCGCGTATAGCGCGCCACGCTTGCCAAAGCCGTCAGGGTTTTTCTTTCCTTCGAATTCGCCGCCGTGATCGCCGTGAAGACCAGTCTATCGACGAAGGTCGAGTTATCCGCCGAGTCCTGAATCGCTAAGGTTATATTGGTGCCGACAAACGCCGTGCAGTGCTGATACCCGACGCCGCCCGTAGCAGACGACGCCGCGTTATCGATGGATGCCGCGTTGGTCGCGGCGGTCTCTGCCCCGTGTGCGTGATGACTCTTGAGCAGCTCCGCGCCGACCGAAGATTGCGCTTCGCCTGCGATCATCACGGCAGCGCCGAGATTGGCCGTGATGCCGAGGCTCGTATCGAAACCGCTGAGGCCCCAGCCGTCCAAGCCCAGCGTGTCGCCCTGCGGGTAGACGCTGATGGGGATATTGATCGCACTCCCCAGCGCTGCATTCAGCAGCGTCACGTCCGAGCCTGCCGTTGCCGTCGGCTCATACAGCCCACCGACCGACAGCGTGGCGTCGATCAGGCCGGCTATATAGGCTTTGGAGTCGAGACCGAACGTGCTGGTCTCAGCCGTGTCGGCTTTACCCGACAGGCCAACGGAATTAAGGAAGGTGGTGATGTTGAATCCACCCCAGAAAACTTTTGTGCTTTTGCCATGCGTCAATGACATTTTTTAGACCTCTATTCTTTAGTCTGTCGAGTCTTG